CCATAATTACTATTTGCATTCGTACCAGCGTACGATTGTGCGGAACCTAAGAAGAGATCGTCGCTAAATTGCGGCATATTTTTTCCTTTTGGGCATGAACCCGTTAAGAATTAATAAAAATAGATGATTTACGTTGATTTACTATAGCAGGTATAACTTGTAAATTATTTGGGACATGAAAACCAGATACATTCTTTCCATGAAGAGGAATAATATGATCAACGTGCCATTGAAATCCAAATAACTTAGTTCGTCTCTGTGCTAACTCGTAAGCTTCTTCAATCATCCACAAATCGTCGGTTGTTAACCAACTTGGAGTTTGCTTTCTAATAGATGCTCTTCTTTTTGAAGCCATTGCACAAACCTTATGAGGATTTGTTTTTGACCAAATTTTCATGTAACAAACTTTACATAGATCTTTAGCAAATACTTCAGATGTGCAACCATTAGAAAAACAAACTCCAAATGTAGGATTGCGTTTTACAACAGGTTTTTCAAATTTTGAATTTCTCAAAATTCTATTGCGATGTGTAGAACACAATCCCAAACCACGATATTTTGCAGAATTAGAACAACCGTCCGCAGTACACATTAAATGCGATCCTTTGTGTGGTTGTCCTTTAATTCCACTCATATTGTGATTTATTCCTTACACGCCAGGTGTACCGAAGAGAGCACGTGGGTCTGTCCAACCCAAGGCATAACGCTCAGTAGCCTTGTAACGCATAGAGTCAGTCTCGAAGTCACCTTCCATAGTCTTCTCTAAACGTCTACGCATGAGGAGTTTTAAGCCCTCTGGAGCGTCTGTCTGCACCCACCATGCGGTAGCTGAAGTCAAACGACTGATAACCGCAGCACCCTCATCCAATAAGCCAATAGACTTAACGGGGTTGATGTCGTTGTTAGCAGTTCCAGTACGCAAAACTGATTTGAGTAACACTTCAGCTTGGAAAATGTTGCCTGGAGCCACGACCAATTGGCGTGGAACCAAACGAATTTTCTTCTGGTTGTTATCAACAGCAGAGCGAATCTGAATCAACATTTGCTCTAAAGATGTCTGTGACAGCACCGCTGCTGTGGACAACTGATTAGAGAATGTACCGTTTACGATTGGGTGAGCAGTGTTGATCAAAGATACGCCATCACCACCAACATAGTTGGAGTTAAAAGCGTTGTTGAGCACGTTTGCTGCCAATGTCTCTTTTGTCTCAATCAAAGACTGAGCTAAGTGACGAGCGTAAACCTGACCGATACGGATATGGTCGCCATCTTCAACGAGAATCTTTGTCAGTGCGAACGCAAGTCCGTATACTGAGTAGATGTATCGTTGTAAGAATAACACGCCACCTTGCTGATAAGACACTGGTGTGCCATCAGGAAGTTGGGGTGCTGCTCCAAATCCATAAAGGACTGGCTCTTCGTGGTAGTTACGTGGAATACCTTCTTGTTCACGGAAAACACGTGACCATTCGTCTTCACGGAGATCATAGACACCATCAAAACATTCGTTAAGAATGGGTTCGACAATACTTCTAAAGTCCGTACTTCGCATTGGTGCGGCCATAATTTACCCCTTATAGAGAAGTTACAGATCCGAAGAACTGTGACTGAGAGTTGACCACACGTACGATGGTATAAGAATCGCCCCAAGCATTGCCAGGGACGGGCGAAAGATCAACAACACGCATTTGACCTTGTGAACTAGAACCAACATATGTCGAAGCACCTAAAGTTGCTTGTGACAAACCTGTTGTTGTAGATCCAGAAGTTAAGTTTGTGAAGTTAAACTCTTGACCAACGGTCGTTTGAGCCATAGTTCCGTCTGCTTGGATCTCATAAACGATACTGTTATCGTTGTAGAAGAAAGCAGTGCATGAACCAGTAATGTAGGAAGTACTTGCCGGCCAGTAATTGCTTACACGGAAACGACCTGTAGTATCTGTCCATTGAACCCCCGCGAACGCCCCAGACCAAGCACCTGTGGTTGTTACGGGAACGATTACTCCTGATGAGTAAAGTACTGGTTGTCCCTTCAAAATATTTGAAGAGTAGCCAGAAGTTATACCCCCTGCTAACGCCTGAGCACGATCCAAACCAGAGGGATGGAACGCAGGGCGTAAACCGAAGGCTTGTAATGCACTTGACATATCAAACTCCTTTTTTTCTACCCGTTATCCTGCAAATATTGGAGCGGGTAGAGGTTCATCAATTTTGCCAATACCTTCACCTTCAAGTCGTCCTAGTGCTTTTCCTGAACTGTCTCTGCCAACTGCCTGTTCCGCTTGGATGCGAATTTTGTTCGCTTCCTCAAGGGGCTGATCGTGATGGAAGTGAGTCATAACCTCTTGGTATACATCCATCGGGATCTTGTACAGTAACATCTCATTACAAGCAATATGTCCGACATACTCTCCTGATTTGACTTTGTGGCTTTCGTATCCTGGTACCTCATCTGTTTTCACTGGTACGTATCCAAGTCGAATCCTCTTATCAATACTGTCATACGTATTGGTCGTTGACAACCAACAAGTATGCCAACCAGGGATTTCTGGTGTGTCTGGCAATGCTCTTTGTGTCCACTCATCACTCCACATCTTGCGACGTTCCTGCGTTGAGGCGAACTTTTCTTCTGGTGCTTTACGGGACTCGTCTTGCGTTGCACGACTATCTCTACCGCCAGCATTTAAAGATTTTTTTAAACGTGATTCCATAATTAATTACTCCTTTGTGAACGGGCTTCCATTGCGTAACGCTTAATCATCTTGTTGCGTTTAACTGGGTCATCCCAGAATCCCGCATCCTTCATCGCTCTAACCTGTTCAGGTTCTAGTGTGAAGGTGTTTCGACCTGCACTTGCCGAAGATGATTCTCGTCCACTACTCGTCACCACATTCCTTGGACGTTGTCTAACTACAGGTTCATCGTCTGTATCGTTATTGTACCTATGCGGTAGGCGTCTTTGCAACCTATTATCTAACTCATCCCAATATTCTGGTCTGGTCGGATCCCAACCCTCTTCCACTAGGCGTTTATCAATAACCTTTGCAATCTCGCTGTCCTCGTCCGATGCGTCTGGACGGTACCAACTATTGCGTTCCATCCACTCCGAGGCGTTACGCTGTAGACGTGGATCTGGAATGTTTTGTTTTTGTGCGGGTTGCTGAGACGCTTGTTTCTTAAGGTTCTTCAGTGCGTCCAGTTGCTGACGTGTCTCATAGAGTAAATCCTGAGCTTTCGCCATTGCCTCACCATCCATAGCAGTTGTTGCTTCTGTGATTTTGAGTCTTGCATACTGGAGTCTAAGTTCTTGATCCTCAATCGCCTTATCAACCCTAGCTATTTCTGCTCCGTGAGTCTTGCGTTCAACCTGAGACAGTCTTTGCATTAACTCTAAGTTTTGCCTCTCAAGTTGTTGTAGCTTGACGTCCTTTTCTGCGTTGTCTTGCTTTTGACGGATTCGTCTAGCCTTTCTACGGCTTATCTTTTCCCGTCTCTCCTCTTCTGAGTCATTAGGATCGTCGTGTTCTTCGTGAGAAGCTTCAACTTTATCCTTTGGCTCGTCATTTTCTTGATCATCTGGAGATTTAATGTCATTAGGTAGGTCAACAACCGCTGAACCATCTAACTCTTCTTTAACCTTCAAATCTTCTTCTGGTTTTTCTTTTACTTCACTCATGCTTTTCCCTCTTTTCGGTAGTCTTGCACGTCTTACACATATTCCGCCATTGCTAACGGATCTCCAGTTACCCTAGATATGACTTCATGGTCGTTCAGCATCATAAACAATGCTTTGTCTTCCAATGGATCTTCTCCAGGTACCGCAACCTCCCACCTATCCCCACCCCACTTAGGGACACGGATGAAATCACCTATCTTTACCCACGAACCCTCCGGCCACGGAGCCATAGTGTCACGGTTACGATAGGCAAGTGGACCAATTGCCAGTACTTTTGCGACCATATTTGCCCATTTTTCGGTATCACGAGTTTCCTCTGCCAAAATAATGCCAGATTTGGTCATTTTCTTTTTAACTCTCTTGAGTTGTACTAATACTCGTCCTCCCAATGGCTCTACACCAGGTTCTACCTCTGGAAAAGCCCATGCCAAGTCTTCTGTACTCATTCTTTTTCTTCCTCTTCTAGTTGTTTTTCTATTAAATCTAGGATGTTTTGCAACCCTATGTTTATCCCGACCATGCGTTGATAGGATTCCCAATTGATAGCGGCACCACTTGCTAATGAAGTACCAATATCACCTTGCATCTCCTTCACCTTCGTGATCAGATCTCCGATAAACTTGCTCATTTTTTCTTAGATGTGTGAGCTAAACCGCCTTGCTTTTTCTCGCTACCACCTTTGGGTTGGTAACTTGTTCCATCAAGCTTCTCACCTTGAGCTAAACGCTTGTGTTGGGGTACGTCAATACCCTTTTGCTCTTGTTCACTAGCCATGTTGACCTCCTAAGTGTCGTTGTGCTTCGTTTTGAAGCGAAATTGCAGTGTCATACTGCTCTTGCTGTAGCCTCGCAGCGTCTCTGGTGAGTTCTGCTGAAGCTATACGCTCTTTTGTCAGGTTATCAGTCGAGTTCAACGCTATGTCCAACTCGTGCTGTGCCTGAGCTTGTTGTATCTCCGCTTGGTTCTTGCTCGTCTCGATCTGCAATTGCTGTTGTAACTGCTGACCTTTGAGAGCCATCTCCTGTTTATCACGCTCTGCCCTACGCTGAGTCTCAGCCATTGAGGTCTGAATAAGAGCTTGTGCGTCAGGATCAAGGGGTTGTTGTTGTGCCTGTTGCTGATACTGNTGTTGTAACTGCATNAGGTGTTGGAAGTCAGGCAACAACTGTGCAAATATTTGGTTCTGCGTATCCATTCCAACGTGTTGGGAAGCCAAAGCAAACAGTCTGTCAATGTGAGCCGTTAACTTAGGATCTTCGTACTCTTGAGCTTGTTTCTTATCGCTCTTAGTAGCGTATGACTGCATCTGTTGCAGATACCACATAGTCATATGCTGTCTAAGATGCTCGATCATGGGTGCAATTAGACTAGGTCCGATGATCGGATTACCACCTAACAGTGGGTTTTGTACAAAATCAAAGTGAGACTGTAGGTGTGCGAGGTGGTCTTGCTCAGGGTAAGCAATCGCTCCTTGACCCATAGCCATGTCCACGTTCTCTTGAGCGGGGTTCTTTTTCTTGTCATCAGCCTCGTCAACCATGAGTTCGTTGATCGCGGGGACTTTCATCTGTTTCAAAAACCTCTCAAGCACTGCCTTTTGCTTGAACTGGTTAGGATACTTATCCATCAAAGCCATAACCGCTTGGCTCTGTGCCATCCTCTGAGTCTCAGAGAAGATGTGTGGATCTGATACTGGCACTACATCCGTATTACGCTCAAAGTCTTCCTTGGTGATCTCCAAGTCTTTGACAATCTCACCTTTGCGTTGGTCATCCAAGTACCAACGGTTGAGTCTGCCAAGAATCTTGAGCACACGACCTTGTGACTCGTGCAGTCTGGCGTGGATTGCTGAGAATACAGCAGATCCTTGCTCAATAAGGGCTTGTGTAGTACCTACAGGAGCTTGGGCAGTAACGTCCGCTATCTTCTCCTCAGCCGTGGTTACAACGCCCTTAGCAGCGTTATCTAGCCACCCAAGTAGTTCAAAAAGAACAGGAGAGGGGGGATTAAAAGGCATAGGCATAGCAATTTGCCTAATATCATTGATTCCTGGTCCCGCCTCAATCTCCGCAACTTGCGTAACTTCCACCTGCTGAGACTGACCACTAACCTTAGCCCCCTTGAGCTTAAGCATCGTAGCACTATTGTTAATGTGAGCAGTGTCCAAAAGAGCACGTAGAGCACCAGTA